GCCACACGTGGATGTTCGTGACCATTAGCACCGGGAGTATAGTCTCCCGATGTGGTCTTAAATCGAACATTGTGTGAGCGCAACTAGAAAGTTGTGATCTATCTGTAAATTCCTGCGGGAACGAATCCCCGCAATATAAAACAAAATAGTTCAAACTATAATAATTGCAGAGCATTCGCTCCTCACAACGAACTGACAAGTCAGCACGCTCCCTGGACCACCCAGGGACTAAACAGGTTAAGCCTGTCAAGCTTGATATATGTTAGTAATAGTGGGATATATCAATTTCCACAATAGAAAGTTTTTTGGTTTCATTCATAACCAATCGTTTGAAAAACGATCAAAACACTTACACGGCAGTATTAGCTTACCGAGAGCTGCTGCCTAATCTTGGATAGGCAAAATCCTGTAATTATACATGATAGGCACGCCTGTAAAGAAAAACAAGGTGTAGTCTTCTCCTGTAGCCACCCAATCCTGAAATGCTCTAGGGCCACCAGCATTAGTGACAGTTTGCACCGCAACGGAGTCCGATAGATTGCCTGTTGCAGTAATAATACGAGCAGGAGAGAATCTCTGGCCTCTGTAATATGGGAGCTCATACTCGATGGTGTTGTTAATTCCAGTGTTAGTGGCAGCAGAGCCCGCATTAGAATATAAACCCAAAGTGTCAGAGAGCGAAGCAGCCAAGTTACTGCCAGCAAAGAGAGTTTCTGAGATCCAACCGATAGAGTTAACAAAACCAACTCGTGAAACAGAAGGGTTAGTCTCAATGTCACCCGTTGTCGCAAACAAGAGTTTGTGCCGCAATCCTCCACGCCATCCGGCGTACATTGGGGAGAAATATGCAATTGGACTAGTGTTTCCGATTGTTCCCGGCGTAGTTCCATCCAACGTAATATCATCACCTTCCGGATCAAAGCCAGTCTGTGGGGGTAATCCTTTCAAGAAGTATTTACCCACAACGACTGCCTGATCATCCGCATTAGATGGTGAAACATATGTCTTGGTATGCACGTAACGCCGAAATAACTCCCGAATCGACGTAGGATTTTCTCCGAAGAAAATTTCCATAGTATGATCGTCCGGCACTAACTGCTTATTAATGGGCTCCAAAGGTTTGGATCCCATCGGTTGACCGGATTCCATAGACTCACCTTCGGCTAAAATCTCCCCACTCTGAGGCGAGAAGGCTGTTGCCGTTGGATCAGGGAAATAATGCAAATTCTTCAACTGAATGGGTGATGGTGCTCCCCATTTCATATCACAAGAAGATACTGAAACGATGATCTGGATATCAGAGTCAGCAGATGGGCAAACCAAACTGTTGACAACATTGACTTCCAAAACACCATTAAATAAATCAAGACTATCTGTGGCTAAACGAGTCGTGCCATATAATGCTGAAAAATCTGTACCTCCTGTATCAGAATCGAAAGTTTTCAGAAACGGACGGGCTTGTCCCCATCCAACTTCAATCTCAAAATCTTCTTCTTCAGCAATGTCAACAATACGGGAGTAATTCGTATTATAGTTAACATCATTTCCAAAGGATCTCGGATCGTACCTTACCAAAATACGACCTTTATGAAATTGACTCTTAACAATCTGAAATCTAAATTTAACAGTTCCTTGCCACTCTTCGAAATACTGTGACATGGCACACATCGGTGTCATGTGGATCTCTTCAGCATTGACTCGTGCCAATGTAGGAGTAACATAGGAATTCCACAATATCTTTTCCGGTGCATCGGAAGGAGACATTGAGAATGAAGTTAGATAAGATTCCCTGCAACAAATACTGTCAATATCCATCTGATCTTCACCATCCAACCCCGTTGTTCTCGAATCGATGGTCAACTCTTGCTTAGAGTCAAGCACCAACCGATTAACGGCATCGGGGGCATCTACATTAGCCAAATTTCCTGTTGGACTAGGCTTCTGTATGACAGTATCAGAAATAACGGGAGGCCTAGAATACCCAAATAGTGATGCGACATCGCCTACTTTAGATGCAACCATGCCGGTTGCTCTTGCGTAAGGTCCTATCACGGGAATGGATTGCAACATCCCAGCAGCTTTAGCTACCGCAGAAGCTGGCTGAGATATAATTCCTTTCCCGTACTCATCACCACTATTCATGGTTCCTCCTCCGTTCTTCTTCTTAGGGTTTGGCTTACCACCAGCCTGAGGTGTAAACGGTGTTACACTGGTAGGCATAGTAAGTGAAACATTTTCCATCCATCCCCAGATTTGCACTGTGACGGGATCATTACCTCCATTAGCGTGAGACAGGTTACTAAACGACTTCACTGTTAGTTCACCCATAAGACTCTGTTCACCCTTAGATAGAGATAGATAATTGTTTGGAAAGAAAAATGGTAAGCTCATTTCACCACCTTCATTCTTCGACGGGTTGATATAAATGTGAGGCTTTTGACTAGCCTGCACAAGATCAACATCGAGAAAATTGCGTGTCACCGCAAGTTCGTCGAAGGCAGAATGTGGATTATAGGACACTAGGGAGCGTCCATAATGAAATCCTGTTCCTGAAATTAGTACCTTGATGTGCATTGAACCTCGAAGAAGCTCGTAGTTAGCAATCTTAGTTCTCACGAATGGATCATTCAAGAAAACTTCCCAAGGATTCAACTGATAAAACAATGGATTAGACACGGCCCAGGTTTGGGAGCTCAACTTCACGGGACGCTCTAAGAACGCCCCAAGATCACTCCCGACCTTAGTCGCGGTATCCATGGTATCATCGTAACCAGCTTTCACATCCGTCATCCAGCCGGCTGTTTGGTCGTTAAACCCAACCAACTGTTCAGTCGCTTGCTCAGAGCTAGTCGTCACATCAGTCCCAGCCTCTCCGGACTGGGGCTCAAAACAATGGTCTTTTGAGTGAGAATCGTCTAACGGATCCTGCTCACACCATTTAACGAAATCATTAGCTTGACGCGTAATGCTCGCTGGTTTTGGGCACTTTGGTTTTTCTGCACTTAAGTCAGCAGAACTACTTTCCCCCTTATGCGCTGGGGGTTGCGCTTTAAAATTAGTAGCAAGCTAGAAATATACCTTTAAGAGGCTCAGGGCTCAACTGAGATCCTCCCAGGGGTTATTCTCTAGGGTTTCGTGCGTTCAAATATCCGACTAAACGTAAATAATGGCACAAGCCGGAGCTCAATAGCTCCTCACAACCTTGCGGAAGAAACTATTCTACAAATACCAGGGCTTCCATAATAGAGAAAGGCCAAGAGAAAAGGAATTTTATCACCCATTATAGGCCAAATGTAGAATCAACAAAATTGACAGTTTATTAGACATGAAGGTCTTTGTTACAAAAATTATGCGTCGTATTTCTCCTTCCAGGATTCAACACGATCATCATAACTAACCCCGAGAGTCAAGGGAAAGACGTTTGCGATATCAGCTACTTGCTTCATCTCATCTAATCTTGACTCAAAAATTTCTCTCCCGTGGAAAAACCACTCACGGAGAGCCCCGTCTATATTCTGAGCCGATACTTCCTTTGGACTTAAATCTTCAGACTTTAATCCGGCATGTAACGACTTAAAAATAGACATTTCGTCTAACATCCCTACGATAGAATCCAATTCTTCATCGTAGCGATTTTTCCGCTTCAAGAAATCCGCATCCTCATCATTCATGAATGGGATGGGTGCAGATTCCTTGTCGGGCATTGTAAATTTCATATCATTATCCGCTAGAAACTGAGCGAATGATACATGATTATGTCTATCCATACCTTTGATGACCGACCCCTTTAAGTCGTCACCATATATAGCAATAGAATTACAATCCCTAAACCTTACCGGTCTGCCCAAAGCGGCAGCGTAACCCGGTAAATCTTCTTCAATAGCAGTCTCATCGTACTGATGGTAAAAACCCAGACGATTCAAAATTGAATTAACTATCGAATTTATATACACTGTCATGTTTTGTCCCGAAGGATTGGTTCCTAAAAACCTCAACAACGTCCCATTGTAGGCCACAAGTGGACTACAAACTTCAAACGAAATTGATTGCATGATAGTTATATCTTTATATGAATAATTGCCACTCCATTTGGCAATACGATTCATAACACTAAACGCAGCTTGAGTCAACTGCGCCGGCATTCTTAAATCGTACTTGGAATAGTCTCCGGCAAGAATTCGGTCCTCCCCAAAATAGTTCATGTGCTTAGCAAGCTCATCCCATTCTCTACCGCTGGCATTAATACCTACTGCACACTCTGCTACTAACGGATTTAATGAAAGAAAGCGAGCGATAGGCAAGTAATACTTTCGTATTGCCATCTGCAAAGTAATAGGAGCGGCTTGAAACACTCGAACTTTATCCTTTGTTTTGAGAGTAGGTTCATCTTTTAGGGCAGAACCAAAAATACAGTTCCTGCATTTCCGGCCAGCCCACATCTCAAGCGCTTCATGGTACTCTTTCATGATATGAGCCTCAAAAATTTTGGGCTCTGAAATATTACTATAATCGCTTGGTTCAAGATAAACCACGTGTGGAGCTTTAGGGCCTCCAACAGGAAACCCAATTGATGTACTAATTTTCATAGAATCAATGAATCTCCACCCATCAATACCGGATACGGTTTCGACATCGGTCAATGGTCTCATCTCAGAATACCACTTTTCCGCTTGATTGTCAAAACATTCCTTCAAATCTACTAAGTAATCGTCGCAAGCGCGATCAACATCAGAAGCAGGGAATCCAATACTGGGTTTGCAACAATGGGCTAAAGAGGCTGCCCAAGGTTGCCAGGTCTCCTTAATGACTACTCCATCGTCGCGTTCGCGAGGAGTTTCAAATTTAGGAGGACCCCATAAATTTTCCTGTTTAGTGATTTCCGTCACAGCTGCAGAAATGGGCAACTCTCTGACCTTAGAGACCATACGAGCTCGCCCAGTTACTTCGCCATAAGCTAGAACCGCTGAATCATTGGGGATCCAGTTAACAGGGGACTTGTAGTGAACACCTCCACTGACATCAAACTTTTTCCCGAGAATCTTATCTGGTAATTCAGTAGAATCTGGGCCCAAAGTAAACGCTTGGCTTAAATCAAGTAAGTTAGAAATACCAACGTTTAGTTCGGGAAGTGTGATGGCACCAGCGCATCCGTTTACAAGTCCTGTTTGCCCACCTAAATGGAAACCTAATATATGATGTTGTTTTCCCTCCGAAACACAACAAGTCATACACTGGCCACCAAAGGTGGGTTGAGACATACTATAATATGAACCTCTAAAAGTGTGAAGTCCATTAGTAACTGTTTCATTCGGCGCCCACAGAAACCGATCAGTAGATGTTTTGCCATCCTCATCAACATAATAACTGACGCAAGGTACACTCCTAGGAGAAACCTCGTCAGCAAATAAGCTCATTCGATTAGGACAATCACCACTATTGGCTACGTACACTAAAGCTAAATCTGTTCCTTGCATGCGTTGAACACGCGAAGGATCTATGATAAAACTAATCGATTGCCCCCTTTTCTTAATAGTGGCCTGAACGCTAAACTCAGGCACCATATGATAAGGGATCATCAATATATGTGTCCGCACCATGAAAGCATCACAAAAGCGAATTTTGTCGCGTACTTCGTAACTGAAATACCAAATACTCTTTTGTATGATACCTTCATAATGATCAATATCGTGTGGATATACTCCTGCCACCTTTTTCGTAGCAGTTGATAGCCAAACATTTTCTTCTGTCTCTCTCTGTTTAATCTCTGTAATACTCTTCGGCTGTAATACTCCTTGGATAGAAGTCATTGAGCGAAAAGCTTGGATTGTTTTAACACAACCCCAGATAACTGAGAAACCCGCAATAGTTCCGCAAACATATTTGAGATGATTCTCTCGAACATCTACAAATAGTTCCGGCATAATATCGCGTCGCCGCTTAACTTCATTGTAATAGGCTTCCTTCACATTTTCTACAATTGTAGCGTAATATGAAACAAAGCCCAAGGACATTCCAAAACCTATTATCCCCGCCAAGGCGAGGGAAAAACAGGAAATAAAAAGAATAATAAAGCCAGTGGCGATAAAGTAATTTATAACAGCTCTCTTAATACGAATATTAAGTATATCTGTGTTCAAAAACATAATCAGTCCCTTCATAAGATCGCTGGAGATCCAGTCATCAGGAACATAATTGGTCCATTGTGCATATTTCGAATCCTCAAACCACCTCAACCAAGAAATGAGTTGTTTATTCGTAATATCTTCTGCGCGAGCCGCGAAAAATCGTGACTTGCGCTCGGCGACAATAGTCCATTTATCAGAATATGTTTTCAATGTATGTGCCAGAGCAATACCAAAATGTGGTTCAAATGCAACTTCATCCTCGGTGTCTGACTTTTTACAGCCACACACTTGAGATGGTTTATTACATTCTTCACACCATGGAATCTTTTCTCCCAAATTAGTTTGTTGCTTAACAATAGCGTCTTGTACAGCGTAATGCTTTTTAGACTTTGCTAGAGCAAACTCAAGAAATTGGAAAATAGAGACATTTGTCATGCCTGGCATGTCTTCAAATTCGAAAGTAGGAGCAACTCGCTTACCCTGAACACCTGATGGAATGATACGCAGTACACGTACCGTTACCAACCAAATGTCTTGGATATCGCAAGAATCTCCATACTTCTCGAATACTTTATCAGAATCCAACATGTGATTGATTGTACCATCTTCGTTTGTTCCACGAAACTCAGGCCGTACTTTTAAGTCGATGTGCACATGTGCACGACGACCTATAGATACGGGTTCGTTTGAAACTTGATGGGCTAATAAATCTTCAACATTTGTAGTTATAGAAACACAGGCAGGCTCAATAGAAACCTTACCTTTATTTGCTAAATCTGCCATAATAGCATATCGCTTTATGTTATTACAGATCTGCACCAACCAATCGGAAGGAGCAATATCTACAAAATCCAATTTAGAATTTCCGTAATCATCGATTTTGATACCGGTGATGTAGGATCTCATATTGGACATATGTTTGTCATCAGGATTTAAAGTAATAGTGAATTTATCTTCAGAAGGAAATTTATTCGCTTTCAAAATGGAGGCCATAATGACATCCGTGAAAGTCGATTTTCCGACAGAAGATTCACCAAAAACTTTAAAACACCATGGAGCCATACGTAGGCCACCACGAACGCGAGACGACTCAAACTCTGTTTGAATCTTTGCCATATCGCGCCAACGATCGCAAAGAACTTTCTTCTCAATACCTGGAGTAGCTTGTTTGTACATATCCTCTAAATCTTGCACGAGCATGGCTAGCTCAGCATCAAATTCAGCTTCGGATATTTTTGTAAAACGGCTAAGGTTACCATTTCGAGCGTACTCCCACAGGGAGAGCATCTCGACATAGCGAGCTTCAGTTTTAGCAATAGCGGTGGTGGAGTATAATAAAGGATTGAAGGATCCTTCTTCAAAGCATTTATAAGCGCCTTCAGCGAAGAAAACAACAGTTTCAACAATGGCATCAATTAAATCAACCGCTGTTAACTGTTTTTCCATCGCTCCGACGGCAAATACTTCAACTCCATGAATGTTACATGAAAGGTCTTTAGTAAATATGCCCAAGGTTACCATCATAGATAACACTCGGGATACTTTCTTAAAACCAGGATTGCAACAGACGAGTTTCCAATTCGACAAACCAGTTGTCATAAGACTCAACCATTCAGGGGTGGAACCCTGAGGGGTATAATCTTTAAACAAATCGTCAGCAATAACTGTAATGTGGCCAACTAGAGATTTGGAACAATAGGTTTTGGCGTGCATAACTGAAATGCTGATAAATTGGCGTTTAGAAACACAATCTGCTAACGCTAACCATAAAGCGACAAGATCCTCAATCTTGCTTAACATCTGATCTGAAACTTTTGCAGCCACGTGTGAATGCATCCGTTTATATAGAGGAGAAAGAAAGCCAGTTTGGGGCTTGAATTTTCGCTGTAGATTGGCGTATTTGCGTTTTTCTTTTTTGGACATAGTTGCAAGAGCGCGCTTTTCGAGCTCGCGCTTCTTGGCTTCAACATTTTTTGCGAACTTCTTCGCACAGGCAGACTTGTATTCGTCGGCTTGTGGAGTAAAAATTGGCAAAATATGTTTACAAAATAGATATCGATAATACATATCTCTCATACAGAGAAACAGGATAACCAATACTATACACAATAAATATAGAAAAATAATGCTTAGGGGCATCAAACCGTTAAGAAATGAATTAAAAGTAAGACATTAATTTATTACCGATGCGCGTCTCGACGCATGGGCTGAAGATTGTTGTGTGAAATTTGTACACTTTTTCCGCGTGGAGTGTGTACTCTAGTCATCTTCCTAACTCCTTTCGTCTGGCGACGAAAGTGAGAACTAAATATAGTAATTACTGCCTCTCGGCAAGCTGATACTGCAGCTATATTGTACTCAGAACTGGGTGTTCCCTTCTCAAGGGGAAAGTGTCACCACAACGTTCTTAATACTCACTTATTATCAAAACAATAAGAATCGAAATCGAAAGTAATAATCAAGGGGATCGCCACATGATTGTTACAATGATACAGTAGAAAATGTAATATAATTTAAACGAGAAACCGTCATAACCAAATAAATGGTCGACTGGTCGAATCTCTAATCAGTGATTCATTCAATACCAACACAAAGTATTACAAACGAAATCAAAACTCATACAAGTAGTGAAAACGACATACTTGAGAATTAGATCTCAAATGATGGATTAAGTTTTGTCAGCAATTGATGAACCTGCGACTGACGCAGGATTAAAAAGGTTAAGTTGTATCAAAGAACAACTAGAAAAACTTGGTCAAAAAATTTAATCGGGGCTACCTCTTTAGAAGAACCGGTCCGGAATCAAATGTGCATTAGAAAATGCATCAAGAGAACCATATAAGGAATC